TGGCAGTACCTTTGTCAGCGACTAGAAAGTAGCTTGGTTGGCAGAATAGAAGCCGTTGTCTATCACGATCTTGCCAGCGTTTGTCAGCCTCTTAATGTAGCGATAAACAGTCCTGTCCGAAACCTCCATCTTTTCTGCCATCGTTTTGACCAAGTCATTTGCTACCCAAGCTTTGCTACCCATTGCTTTTAGTAGGTCCGAATCGTTGATCGCTTTGTGCGCTCCAGCCTTCTTTAGATTGTCTGGATTAAGGCAATAGTTGGTCAAGAAAAGCGGATAGTGCCATTGCACCACGAAGCTGTCTAAGGGTGGGAAGTTACGGAGCGTGACCTCACAGGTAAAGCTCCTCTCATCCTCCTCATGTGCCGTAAGTACTACAAGGCTGTCTGGATTGCGTGCAAAGACACCACTCCCAGAGAATCTGTCAATAGATTCCGAATTACTCTTGTTTCCTTTGCCAAAATGATGTGACAATATGACAGATAAATTGTGTCTAACTGCCAGAACCTCAAACTCATTCATCAAATTTGCCATGTCACCAGCGTTATTCTCATCGCGATCACCCATAAGCATATAATTAGGGTCAAGAATGATCGCTTGGTAGCCTTTACCTTCAATCTGCTTCTCAATGATAGGTCTGATGGTTGTCAAGTCTGCGGCGTAACCTCTCAGCGTCCACACATCGAAGTCTGCCACTTGATCTTGGGTTAGATTTTTAGCCTTCACTACATCAGCTAGACGATTGCGGAAACTCCACTCCTGAATCTCGAAGTTAATGAACAGCACCTTCGCACGCTTACACTGCTGCCCCCACCACAACCCGCCCACTTGTATCGACAATGCCAAGTCAATCAACGCCCAAGACTTAAAAGACTTACTGCCTCCACCTAGTAACAACTTGCCCCCTTGATGTAAGATGCCAGCGATTAAAATCTCTGGCTCTGGAAGCTTCTCAACCATCAATTCATCATAGCGTTTAATCGGCGGCCACTCATCGGTCTTGGGTTTGATTCCTAGGGCTACTGCTGGCTCAATCATACTACTTTCCTCCTTGGCAGAACCATAAAAGACTCTGCGTTTTGTCGTTTCTTTTTACACCTGGCATCCGTACTGGCTGACTTGGTTTGAAGGTAGCAGGGTCGCACCCTAGCGGGATAAGGAAAGCTTTAAGTTGATCGAACCATTCTTGCTTGGGCATCTCCAACCAACCATGCAAACTCTTTCCAGCAGTATCTACAACGGCGTACAACTTCATTTGGAATAAATCACGCATCAATTGAAATACCGCACCCATCTGCGGTTTGGTCAAGACATCCGATTCAATGACAAGGTAACGGCGTGTAATAACATTCTCATTGGCTCGGCTGATAGTACCAGGAGCAAACACCCCAGCAGTCGTAAACTGACTGATGGGCGGTGTCTGCATCCATTCGCGTGCCGTCTTGAAATGCTGTGGGTGATTCCCACTATCCTTGACCCCACCTATCCATACAATGTCATCTGGCTTGAACAGCGACAACATAGCCTCGTACTGCGCCTGTGGCTCGTCTGGGATGGGGGTAGGCGATTCCTCGAACATATCGGCTGGGTCCCAATTATAGTGTGTTAGATAGCGTTGCTTGTTGGACTCCGCAATAGTTTTAATGCGGTCGAGTACTTCTGACTCTGGATCTTTCTGTATTACCAAGGGCCTTGGTATCGAACTGCTACCTTGAGTCATTAAAGAATCCTTAACTGCTGACCTGTATAGCGGGTCGCTGGATATAGCACGCCTCAGCTTTCGGTTGGCTTCATCTCGGTATGGTGTGCATGAGGAATGCCAACAGAATATTGTAGGTGCTCCGTCAATGAACACTGTCGTATCTCGCACGCGGGTGTGGCTGGTGTGTGCCGCTTCACCAGGGCATTTACATAGTCCGTGATTCTCGGACTGCCAATCTACTTCCCCGACTATTGATTCTGCGATGCGTTGTGGTGTCATATAAAAATCTACATCTTTGTTTCAAGTGGTTCGACACACAGAAGGACCAGCCGCAGGATCTCCCTGCGTACCATGCGATGTATAGGTTAGCACCCTGCTAAAACGTTGTACTCCCTGTTGTCGCATTCTTCGTATTGATTTAAGAATGGAATATCTCCATGACACAAATTTCTATACTCTGGAATTGCGGATAGTGTTTTATGTAATTCAATTGGATCGGCCTTATCTCTTACTACAGCGTGATGAAAATGTGTCATCCAATAATGTCCAGACTCATCCGCAAGCTTTGGGTAGCTGGAACCACACCCACCAAAGCCAACTACCATTGCGTATCCGTGCCTATCCTCAAACTCTTTTAACAGTTCTTGGCTATAGCGATAGCTTCCTTGGGAATATATTAAAACCGAATGTGGCGAGCTTCGCCTGTAGGCCAAGGTTACTTTAGTTGATTCATTTTTATTCATTTCCTAGTCCATTCAAATTGAGACATATAAAGTTTGTTCATTTTGCGTTTTATGGTTTTAGGCCATCTGATTACTTTGTCGCTTTCGTGACCATAAAGACAAGCCACGGCACGCCCTAGTAATTTATATGCAGTTTTCGTTTCTCCTGATATACCTGCTTCTCCACCAAGCAGAATAAAAAGGACCCTTGCCTCATTAGGTGTCAATTGATTGTCGTTCACTTACTTCTCTTCTAGCTCCATCGCCTTGTGCGATGCAACAACAATGTCTTCCGCCGTAATGTTTCGCAGAGCGTTGCACCAGTACTGCGTTTTGGGAGTCTTGTTGGTTGCATCCTTACACTTCGCTTGTGGCAACCCAGCATGAGGACGGCAAGGTGCGTGTGGACAAGTATCGGGTTTGAACACCGATACGTTCTTAGGATAGTAAGTCATTCGGTCCGCAGGGTCATACGAACCCCACAGCGAGACACACGGCACATCTAACCCCGCAGCGATATGGTTGACAGAACTATCTGGAGCCACTACGAAGTCAGCGTTGGCAATCACAGGGAACAGGGAGCGAATCGCCTTGGTAGTGTTGAACAAGTCAATCACGCGAGGGTGATCCACCTTGAAATTGTTTGAGTTATCTAGGCCGATAATAACAGCGTGATGTTTCGGGTAAGCTTCTAGCAACGCCAGCACAGCCTGTTGCCCCATAGCTGGCGGGTAGGTGCGGGTAGGTCCACTCGATGAAACATGATAAGCGAAGTAAGGATCTGGTAGCGGCCACTTGCCCATCGCCTTTAGCTCCTCATGGTCTGGCTCAATTAGGTAAAGATTGGGCTTACAGTACTTCGCCATCGTCTTCTCATCCCAAACTCCCATCCACTCATATACCCGCTGGTAGCAGTTACCAGGGCCAGTGCCTAGCTTGGTATTACCAACTTGACCGCTGAAGAGATCGTCCGTTGGTAAGTGACAATCATACGAATCCCACGCCTCCAGCGTGCAGGGTAGCGGGAACAGCTTTGCGCCTATGCCAGCGTATAGCGGTAAGTTGCGAGCAGGGGCGTAAACATCCACCACTCCACCCGACTCCTGCACCAAGTAGTTAACGAATGCAGTAGCTATGACAGCATCACCGATTGCACCAGCGCGGTACACTGCGGTAGCTCCTCCTGCTGCCCTGCCCTTGGCGTATGGCTTAATCTTATGAGGACAGGGGACGGCATCATCCCAGAGCGCACCAGTTAGCTCGTCTGGAATGACATAGGTATTGCGAGTGTGAAGTAGGTTGTCATCTACCTTGTGGATTGAGTTGGTGTTATTGATCCAGAGTTTCATAATGATTCCTTTCTATTTAGCTTTCTCTACCGCGTCAATCCTTTTACCAATCCAAGCCATGCACGGCACGGCCATTGAATTACCGAGCGCCTTGTATCGTGGCCCATCTGGGCATTGATCTGCTGGCTTGTTACGCCAAGGGATTAGCGTGTGATCATCTAAAAAGCCTTGCAGCCTCTCGCATTCTCTTGGCGTAAGTCTGCGTACTGCCATCCGATCCGCTGGGTTTATTACTCCGCCAGAGTGTTCAATGCTAGAGGCTCCCGATCGAAGCGTTTGCGATTTAACTCCGACTGCTTGATTGTAAATATCGACTGCGACTGCATGACTATGGCCTTTAGTAAGTGTAAAAGAAGGATCGCCAGAATTTCCGTGGCCTTTACCTCCGCTCGCATGGCCTTCAGTCATGTTTTGCGTATCAATAGGAAAAGCAACTGCCACCTGATTATCCCCCATATCCTTCCGCAATGTCGGAGATAGTTCCTTAACAAATCTGCCTTCTTTGCCTTCCCTTGTTGCGATGCCAGGTTCAAAGGCAATCACTTTAGGCTCAGTGTCTCCAGCCTTGGTATTTGCTTTAAGTGTTGGGCAAACTGTTTGCTCGGTTATTTTGCCAGTTAACCGCAACTCAGATGTTTGGAATATAACCGCCTCTTGCACCAGCGGCACATTCCCGCCACCAGTTCCATATCTTGAGACGCACGATGGCGCGACATCGTGCGGTCCAGTTACTCGGCTGTCATTGGGATGGTTCTCGTAAAGGACTGCAAGATTCTCACTGCCCCCGCCAATATCACCGCCATTAGATCTTAAAGTGCCTATGCCTTCCTTGTAGCCAGCATGACTTGATGGCGTATAAACGTATGGCTGCTCAGTCTGCTTAGTCAGAGTCGGAGCGATATCTTTATTTATTGATGCGTTTGCCTGTCCGTCGCTTGCACAAATTACGCCAGGCACAAACAAGGGCGCACCGCCCAAAGCGTGCTGATCTTCTAATCCTTGCTTAGATCCAAAAGCTGCATTTAGCGTACTTGCTATATCTGCTGGCCATTTTTTAGTAATGGCTTCGTGAACTGCTTTAATCTCCATTAAGGCTTCGTCACTACATCCTCCTCGACTTCCCTTGCATTGGGTGATTGTTGGACTAACTCCAACGCCTGCTTGAGCATTGGCGGCAGCTCCTTGCCTCGTTTCTCGGCTCGGCGCATTATCCCTGCGCACGCTTTCGGACTCAAATAGAACCTTTGCGGCAAGACTCCCTTCTCCAAGATGTGCGACAACGAACACACGACGGCGTCTTTGGGCCACTCCGAACCATTGAGCGTCCAACACTCGGTACGCCCACTCATACCCCAACTCCCCCAACGCTCCGAGGAAGGAACCAAAATCTTTTCCTCCGTTAGATGACAAGACACCAGGGACATTTTCCCAGACAAGCCATCTAGGTTTGAGACGTTCAGCGATTGCAAGGTATGTAAGCATAAGGTTTCCTCTGGGGTCTTTGAGTCCTTGCCTAAGCCCTGCGACTGAAAATGATTGACAGGGTGTTCCTCCGACCAGAAGGTCGATTGTTCCGCTTGGTATATTCCATTGTTCATGTTGTGTCATGTCTCCTAGGTTTTGTACTTTCGGCCAATGATGCTTCAGCACCGCTGACGGAAATGCTTCTATCTCTGAAAACGCTACTGGCTCCCACCCAATCGGCTCCCACGCCTTGGACGCTGCCTCTATGCCAGAACAAACAGATAAGTATTTCATTCGCTTTCCAGTATTTCCTTTGCTATTAACGCCGCTGCATCCACCATCGTGATTATCTGAATAATGTCAACCGATCTTCCACGATCCGCGCGATTCTTCTCTACTACCAGTTTTTCCCTAGCAGTGAGAAGTATATCGCGGGACCATTTAAGTCTAGCCTTTGTATCTACAGTCATCACTTGTAATAGGGATTAGGCACTGCTGGTGCTTGCACCCCGAAACTTGGGTTCTCACATCTGCGACAATCACGTATGTCAAAGTCAAGAATCTCTCCGTGATTAAGCATGATCGTGAATATCTTGTTATGATCTAATCCGTAGTCTGTCACCAGAAATGCAAGCCCCTCTCCCTTGGGAGTCATCATCCATAGTTCGGGATTGAGTTGGACTACTTCCACGCTGGTCCTGTAAACCAAGCCACCAATACCCAGCGTGTACCCCAGATAGGTGCGCGAGCGCGATGCTCGATGTAGGATGGAAACCAAGTACCCGCACCTTGCTCGCGGATAAACCTTCCGTTGACTAGGTCAGCCTTAACTTGCAACCCACCGCCCAGGTACTCGCTAGGATCAGATAGGTTGACTACTGCGGTCAGCTTCCGTACTGGAGCCTCGGAGGTGAATGTATCGTAGTGCCACCAGAACTGCTGTAGTGGATTGTACTTTAGGATCTGCAACTGTTGGATGCCTTGGATGTCGAAACGCCATTGCTCGGCATTGATGCTGTCTGTTAGCTCTCGCATCACCTTGTATATCCACTCGTAATGTTTAGCAAAAGGAACCCAGCACGATGAACAGCTTCTTGCAAATGACTTGCGGGTTGTGCCGTCCTTATTCATTACAGTTGCACGCTTCATGCCCATGACCTCGGCATCCTGGCGCAGCATGGTGCATTGCGTAGGAGTGAGGACGTAACGATCCACGCTGGCGGTTAGAACCTTTTGCTTGAATACATCATTCATTTAAGTTGCTCTGCTAGTTCCAGCAATGCTTGGTTCAGTGCGTACTCGAAACACGCCTTCTTATCCTTCTGAAGATGAATCCTACCAGCCTCAGCCAGAGCGTTGAACGTCTTGTCATCCACCTTAATGTCGATCACCGCCGACTTAACTTCCCGAATGTCTATTACTTCTATTTGTTGTTTTTTTCTTCTCATTATTCTAGTTCCTTTCTAATACGATCTATGATCCAGAGGATTATGTAAAGCGCGAAATATATACCAGATAAAATTACACAAGAGTATAAAATCATCCAGCCAATTACCCACGTTATGCCAGCTATATCAGCAAAGAACATAATCGTCCTCCCTCATTCGGCGCAGTAATGTTCGGTTACATATCCGAATGCCAGCCGCCCTGCACCACCAGCCGACTGTGCCATTTCGGAAATCTTCCAGTAGCTTCTGGACGTTGTGCGAGTTTTTGTATTCGGGCATATCTCGGAGGTTGGCTAGTTCTGGCCTAGCAATAATCTTCATACACCTAACCACCCCTCGCCTACGAAGCGTGCGAAGATCCATGATTGCACGCAAGGCAACCTCGCCTGCCAACTGCTGTAGCTTTTCATCATATCCTCCTTTGACTAATGCGCCCTTGATCACTTATAGGTCTTCTTAGGCTTGCAAGTAGTGGCAAGGATGTTCCAGCATTGCGCTGCATCCTGGGCTTCATCTTTGGTATCGAATACATCCATGAAGGGAGCCACGCCTTCTATGTGCGCTCCGATTAGGCGCGGTCCCAGAGCCTCGCCGTTCATGGTGTGCAACCGCCACTTGCCACACTCTGGCACTACTCGCACAAAGTTCATCGGCCTACAGCAACTAACTCTGCTTCATCGGCCTTAATTAGCTCTGCTAGCTTGGCTAAGTCAGCACTCTGCCCAGCGTAATGAATGCACATTGCATCTTTGTAGCGGTCTAGGCCAAAGTGTTCCTCAACGCTGGTCATGCAGTTGTAAACAGGGTCAAGCTCGGTCAGAGGGATGTTCCAGATGTGCACCATAATGTTCATCCAGGTCTGCTCCGCAAAGTGGTTTGGCAGTAGTCCTAGTGGTGGCATAGATAGTGCGCCTACCACCTTGGAGGAGATCACAAACACGCCAGTGTTGACGTAGAAGCGCGGGTCGATGATTGCGCCGAAAGTTCCAGCAAGCTTACCCATCGCCAGCTTTCTATCTAGGTAAGCACCTTCATCGAAAGCACAAAACACGCCAGCGTCTTCGCCTATGTCTGGGCAATCGGCTGCAACCAAGACATCAGCATCTAGGAACGTGACTTGTTCGTAGCCCTTCGTTGCCATGATGTTTCCAATCGCTGACTTGCTGTACTGCACAGGCTCGGCCAATGGCTTCTCTAGCGAGATAAAATCAATCTGGTGACGCTTGCAGTAAGCCTCCATGCGCGGCTTGGTTAGTTCAAGTATCTTCTTCCACTCATCTCCGAATGCTTGCGTGACTAATGCTTTTCTCATTTTGCGTCTTTCCAGATGACTCCATCTTTATCTAAGCTTGAAGACCAAACCATAAGGCGAGTATAGGTTGGATAACCCAACCCCCACCGCATCAGAGTTAAGCTGATTATGTTTCCTATGTGGTAGCAGATCCATGACAGGGCAAGTTTCAATTAGAACGCTCCCAATCATCTCCCGCCTTCAAGCAGAGAAGGCTATCTGCTTTATCAAACAAATCCTTGGGAGGATCAACCACAAGCTGTCCGTCTTTCAAGATTTCAATGTCAGACATTTCAACCGAATTAACAGTCTCTGACATGAAATGCTCACCCCACCTACAAGGTCCAATGTCCTCTTCAGTGGTCTCAATATATGGCGTTCCATATGCAGAGTACTCTTCTCCATTCCAGCTAAAATCTACCTCCGTCTCTTTCATAATCTTGTCACCTCTTTCTTTATTTGTGCAAGCGTAAACAAACACCGAACTAATGCACGTTCTAAATGATCAACACTTGTCTCGCCGTTATTGTCAGGGCAAGGCGTTGACTTGTGCAGTTGCATCTGCGCTGTAGCAAGGTGGCGAATAGCTCTGGCAATATGGTAATCATGGGTCGGCCTATCCTTCTCCAGCCAATCTCCATAAGCTGACTTATCCGACCCTTTGCCCATAACACGCCACGTTATAGCTGCCGCCTCGTCACCCATCTCGGCTATGGTGGGCGCAGTCATTGTGATATGTTTACTGATCGGTAAATTAACGACACGTTTTGTTTATATGTTGTTAAAATTACCCTATCGGTAAAGTGCTTCATAACTTACAACCTGGAGGCGTGTAGCCCTTAACCCAGCACCAGATTTTCAGCATCGCTTGAAAGGCAATGCCAGATTGGTACAACTCATCATCCTCCCAGGTTCTGGTCATAATCTTGCTGGAATCGTTGGATGCCAAGACGATTGACACGCAGGCAGCCTTGGGATTCTCGCTGGCATTTTTGTAGGCCCACAATTGGGGCGTATCAGAATTTTCATAAAAAGGTGAGTAGCGCGGATTAACTTTCCGATTCTTCAAGTCTATGATAGCGTCACCAATACCTTTAATCCTAACGTAGGCATCACACCTTCCCGCATAGCCTGCGCCGACAAGGGCTTTTTCGCACCAGTAGGTCTTTTCAATGTTTTCATCGGCCCACTTCTTAAAGGTTTCGATGTATGGCTTGAGGACTTCGTCTGTGGAGGTTGCACGTCCCAGTAAGACGTTCTCCAATTCGAGATGCATTCTCGTTCCATGCTCCGCTGCTTTGCTTGTTGACTCTTTAGAGTCTTTAACCACCCTTCTAGCGTAGTCTTCGAGTTTTTCATTTTCCTCCCTTGGCAATGTCAATGAAGACATTATTGCTTGTTCAATTTTCCAATTTGTGAGTTGCGGTTTATCCAAAATTCCGATTACTGATGTAACGCTCGGAAGTAATCCGAGTTTACGAGCATCGGAAACAGTAGTGTTACGTTCCTTTCCGTTTGCTCCAATAATTGAGTGGGCAGATTGCCCCTCGGGTGTGTACCAGTGGCCGCTACTTTCAGTAACTACCAACTTGGATACAGCCGAGGAGCTATCCCACTTACTTGTAATAGTAAGAGCCATACAACTTAGAACGGAACCTGGTTGCCGTCTCCGTCTTCACCGCCAACCTTGGTTGTGACCGCTGCACCAACGAACTCCTTCGATGCACGGATCTTGTCCTGCAACCACTCTGGCATATCTGCGAATTGACCGCCTTCTTTCTGCTCAATCTCGTAGTAAACAAGATCGTTAGCAGGCTTGGCAGGAGCAGTCATGCCCTTAAGCAGTTTAGACGCACCAGCGATAGCGCAGTAGGCGCGACCAGCTTGGGATGTTTTGTGGATGAGGGTCAGCATGGCGGGTTTGCCCAACAGGTTCTTTAGGCTGAAAGCTTTTAGCTCTGCGCCTGTGAACGTCTGACCGCGCCACTGTTCCAATAGTTTCCGCAAGCTAGCCTTCTCGCCCAGGCTTCGAGTCTGCTCAATGGAAACAACCATCGGCTTGCTGACCTTGGTACGCTTGCCATTCTCCTCTACCTCAAACTCATCTAGCTGTTCGGGTAGTTCAAAGGTTAAGCGAACCTTCGGGGTCCACTTCTCTTCGTTATCCCAGTTAGTCTTCTGTGTGCCTAGATCAACTAGGGAATATAGAATACCAATTGTTGCTCCTGCCTCTGGGAGCTTGCGCTCCATCTTTGCCGATTCACTGATTGTTAGTGCCATATGTATCTCCTTTATTTATTTGGGTTTATTGTTGTTGTGGTAAGTCGTTCTAAATCTTCTGGCGTGTTGACGTAAAATCCCTTGGCAATCGTTGGCATATATTCGATCTTCACATCAGAAGGTGCGATCTGTCTAGCTAATTCACACACATCATCTGCCGTTAGGATAACAAGCCATTCTTTGCGACCATTGCGCCTAAAGAATACCGCTGGGATCTTCCCCTCTGGGCAATCACGCTTGGCCTGCGCCATCCAATCCTCGGGCTTTAATGCTTGGCAACGCTTGCCTTCAATGTGAAATGGAAAGTTCGCGCAAACCACATCCCCGCTACCACCCTCTGGATTACCAGCAAACTGTTGCGATCTGCGAGCCTTCTGCCAGCCCTGTTCGCGCAAGTAACTCGCTAACTCTCTCTCCCCTGCTGCACCCTTCGCCCTGCTATTGATTTTGCCCATCCATCGGGTCTAGCGATGTGAGCCAATGCGTGTCAACTAAATTTTAATTACGCCAAGATTTATTTGCCCGACTGATATCATCGTTGAAATTGCGAATCATTGCTCGAATGCTT